GTTGTGAATAACTATATGGCACCAGAACCTGCAGAATTGCAAGCTGATCTACACAAGATTGGTTCTACGCCTGCCCCGGATGCTGAATATATTGAGCGTCCTTGTTATCACGATAAATATCCTTATTCGAGTGTTGATTTATCTCAGCACACATTGTGCTCGAAAAATCAAGATATTGATCTGATCAAGAAGCATGTAGAGAGTGCAACTTTCTATATTACTTCTTACGGGTCAACCACTCGAAATACCACTGCTGTAAACATTCGAGGGTGTGTCTATATGATGAATAATCATGGACTACCTGAGGATGATTCGTTTTATATTGATGTTATTGGTGAAGCTCGCGGCACCATGACAACCACTATGAAGCGAATATTGATTACTCCCAGTATGATGAGACGTTATCCTGAAAAGGATTTGGCGTTTATTCATTTACGTTGTAGACCTCCTGCCACAGATTTGACTCCTTACTTTCCTAATGATTCCTTTACTGGAAGATTTGATGGTGAGTATGTAGGACGATATATTAGTGGTGAGAAATGGTCGAAACAAGTATACGCTTTGCAAAAGATACCTGGACTTTGGAAGTCCCATGGTCGAACCATTTCACAACCTGTGTGGAAAGGGAAGGTGTCTGAAGCAACAGGAAAAGGTGATTGTGGATCTTTATTGATTAGCAAAACCCCTGTAGGCATTGTGTTACTGGGTACTCATGTTATGGGATTGAACTCAGATGTTGCTGCAATGGCAATCAGTAGACAGTTTGTTACTGATGCATGCAATATTCTCGAGCCCGATTATATGAGTAGAGGCCGTGTAGAGGTCTCTATGCCTAGTGTTCAACGTAATTTGAGCGATCTGAGTGTGCAAAGTGTTGTACATGAAGCGCTCCCTGGGACAGCGAATGTAATTGGATCATTTACGAATGAATTCCGCCAACGGCAGAAAACAAACGTAGGTCCAACGTTGATTCAGGATGCTATGGTTAAAAGAGGGTATGAACCTAACAGGTTCCCACCCACTATGACTAAGGCGCCCTGGATCAAAGCACTTAATGATATTTGTCAACCTGTGACTGCTCTGAACTCCGACATTCTGTTGGAAGCTAAGAACATGTTTATCAGGGAAACAGCTCATGTAGATGTTTCAAATATTAAAGTGTATTCGCTGCACGTAGCTATTAATGGTGCCCCTGGCGTTCAGTACTGTGATGCTTTGAATCGCAATACGAGTGCCGGAGCGCCATATAAGAGATCTAAGAAGCATTATATGTATTATATTAATGAAGCTATCTCCACTGATATGGATGTCATCGACGAAATAAAAGTGGGTATTAGTGATTTGATTGATACGTATAAACGTGGTGAACGGGGTCATTCTGTGTTCTGTGGACACTTGAAGGATGAACCTATACCATTGGCAAAATTTCTGATTAATGATGTACGCAATTTTACCGCGTCCAACATTATTTTAACATTGACCACTCGCATGTATTTGCTACCGGTCATTGTGACTATGCAGAAAAATAGGTTTGCTTTTGAAGCTGGACCAGGCACTGTTGTACAGAGCTTGGAATGGGAGCAGATTAAGCATTATTTATGTCAATTTGGTGAGGATACCATGATTGCTGGGGATTACAAGAAATTCGACAAACGTATGCCTGCTAACGTGATTTTGACTGCGTTTGACATAATCATTGATATGTGTCAACGCGCTGGTTACGATGAGGAGGACATCAATGTTATCCGAGGGATAGCCTATGACACGGCTTTCCCCACAGTGGATTTCAATGGTGATTTGATTGAATTTTATGGCAGTAATCCTTCCGGACATGCACTTACTGTTACGATTAATGGTATTGTGAACCCCATTTACATGAGGTACACTTATATCATTCTTCGCCCCGTGGATGAGAAACGGGATTTTAAACAGTTAGTTGCTTTGATGACCTATGGTGATGATAACGCTATGGGGGTCTCTTCAGAAGCCCCTTGGTTTAATCACACTGCGATTCAAACCGTCTTAGGTGAGGCAGATATTGTGTATACTATGGCCGAAAAGGGAGCAATCTCTAGGCCATATATTAATCTCTCCGAAGTGTCCTTCTTGAAGCGTACTTGGCGTTTTGATGAGGATATAGGAGCAATTGTTGCACCGCTAGATCACTCTTCTATTGTGAAGATGTTGACAATGTGTGTGTATAAGAAGAACATTTCGCGTGAATGCCACGCTATTGCAGTGATTTCAACTGCTATAAGAGAGTATTTTTGGTATGGTAAAGAAACCTTCCAAGAGAAATCTGAGATGTTTTTAGATGTCATCAAAGAGTGTAATCTCGAGATGTATGTCGAAGATGATACCTTGCCAACATGGGAGGAACTCAAGCGCGACTTTTGGGAGCGCTCCAAACATGTGGTAGGTAAAACCCACGTCTTTAAATAGACGCTAGACGAGGAGTAAACCTTAGGCAAAAATCATGAGGAGTAAACCTCTGACAAAAATCCGAGGATCAGGCCAGCCCCCTGTGAATCGTATACACGGCACCCACAAATTTAATTGAGGTGTGTGGCCGCAGAACCACACAATGTTGCATGGGATTACAACAAATTCCATCTGGCGCGCACTCAGATAGTGCGCACTTTTTAAATGTGCAGGCCGACGTTGCTGGCTCCGATCAACAGGAGACAGTGACCTTTATTGATTCGAC